TTTATTAAATTCCATGTTCCACCACCTGAACTAGCTTTAACTATTCCTGTATGTCTGCCTGAATTTTGTGCTATGATTCCACTCATAATTAACTATCTTTAATTCCATACATTTTAAATAAACCTGAATCTATGTTGCCACTTGCCATAGTAAATTGTATTCCATCTATTGCGGCAGTTACATTACAATAACCAGATATAAAGCTATGTACTGTATGATCATCTTCTTCAGCTACATTGGTATTAGCTATAAAGTGTTTGACGTAAGTAGTAGATGATGGCGAATATAAAAATAAATAACCACTTATACATTGGTCATTATCATTACCACATGGCCCTAATGCTTGAACACCAGTTCCATTTGCAAGATCATCACCAGTTCTATATTGGAAATTATAATTATCAGTGCTTTCATTATGGTATGCTCTAAAAAATGTAGTTGTTTTCGGTGCATCGAAAGCTGAACTACCATCTCTAAAATTGACTTCAAAATTAATATTATCTGTTGCTGGATGAACATTAATAAATTCAAAACAATAAATAGGATAGGTACTATCAATATCAGAAGTAAATGAAATGTTTGCAGAACTACTAGCAGTCGAAGTAGCAATTTTAGTCCAAGTTCCACCACCACCACTTGCGGCTTTAATTAAACCTGATGTTCTTGCTGGATTACTTGAAATTATGCCTGTCATGATGAAGATAATCCCATTAAAACTATATCACCAGCATCTATATTGCCGCTAGAAAATTTAAACTGAAACCCTGTAAGAGCCGAAGTCGTATTGCAATACCCAGCATTTATATCATGAACTGAATAATCTCCAGAATTATAAAAATTAAAATTTGCAATAAAATGCTTTGCATACGTGGTACTACTTGGTGCAAAAATTAATATTTCGCCTGAACAGCTTTCATCATTTTCTCCACCAACAGAATAAGATAAGTTTTGCACTCCCGATCCTTGTGCTAAATCCATTGAGGCAAGATAACGCAAAGCTGCACTGCTGTCGGCTTCATCTGCATAAGCATCAAAGGAGGTAGTTGTTTTTGTAACATTATAATTTGTTCCATCTGTTGTAAAATTAATGCTAAATTTAATATCATCTGTATTTGATGATGGATGTATATTTATACATTTTATACTGTAAACAGGATAAGTGCTGTCAAATGTTACATCTGATGTTCCATGAACCATCTCTAACGTACTATCAGAAGAAGCAGTAATTTTTTTAATTACAGTCCATGCACCTCCACCTGCTGGTGCTTTGATTAAACCAGAACTATCAAGAGTATTCTGTGCAATAATGCCACTCATAAATATTCCTATAATGTTTGATCTAAATAGCTTACAACAACATCTACTGCCGCAGAACTTGCTGTTGCCGCACATAAATGATCTGTACCCTCAATAACGAATTTAGTAGTTAGTTCAAATGTTTCATTTGCACCAATAGCTTGATCTGATAAAAGTTCATAATCAGTTCCACCACCATCATCGTCAATATAAAGATCAAGTGTTTCTGCTGCACCAGCAGTTTCTGTCGCAATAATAGATAGAATAGTATAAGTATGTCCACTTACTCCATTGATTAGTACACTTTCAGAATTTGAAACAACTGCGTGTGCTACCTTTAATACTTCACTTGCCATATTTTCCTCCTGTTATTAAAATCCCATAACTAATGCTTTTCCTGTACTCGTTAAAGTAGGATTCATTGTTGTTGTTATTTGTATTACTCCTGATCCTTTAGCAACAATTCCTAAACCAACATTTGAATCTCCACCTGTTGCAGTTATTGTTGGGTCATTATCTGTTGCCGCATTAGCAATATCAATTTGATTTACTGCTGATCCTGTTGTTTGAAATATAATTTGTTCATTACCATTTTCATCTCCTATAAAATGTGCATCATCAATTAAAATATTATGTGAATTAGTATCTAAATTTCCGCCTAATTGTGGTGTGGAATCTCCACTTAAATCAGCAGTAACAGAATTATCAAGCCAGTTTACTGTATTTGCTGAATAGTTAAAAGTGCAAAGTGAAATTTGATCTGAACCATCATAAAATTTTAATGTTGGTGTTGAAGCTGATGTTGTGTCTAACCATAAACTTCCAGCTACTTGTGAACCTGGTGCAGAAGAACCAGCATTTAATGTATTAATTGCGGCTAATATATCATTGAGTTCAGAACGAAACGCACTGAAACCTTGATTTGCTAAACTGTAATCTGAAACTGTACTCATATTTTTTTAATTCCTTTTTTTATAAATATCCTATTACTATTAAGATTTCAACCCATATCCTTTTGCCACATAATCAAAAGTTCTATCTTGTGCTGATGCAGAACTATTGTAAAAAGTAATGGTAAATCCTGTTTTTGTTTTACTTGAAATTGTATAGTAATCTCCTGTCGCCATATTTTGTGCAGCTATTCCTATTGCTGGACTTGCATAAAAAGCATTAGTGTAAGTTATTGCTTTTGATCCAGCTCCACTTTCAACATCTTCTTCACTTTCAAATCTTTTTTCTAATACTAATTTGACTTGCATACTAGAAACTTCAGGTCTAGCATTATTATCATCACTCGTCAATTTTAACCTAAATTTAAAATATCTTCCTTTTAAAGTGGCTTGTTGAGAAATATCTGCATAAGTCGTGATTGCTCCTAAAGAACTTGTGCTTGAACCAGCTTGTAAAAAAGCATTACATTTTGAGGGAGCTGTACCATCAAAAGGCCCAGTTGCATCATCAAAGTCAGATGCTCCACGACCAGAATCAAATAAATCATATAAATCATTTGTAACCATATCTATTGTGGTTTGAAAAGTTGCATCATAAGTTGCATCTAAAGTAACTGTATTTGCTCCTATATAAGTTCCTGATGATTCTATATTTTTATTATAATAAGTAGGATTTGAAGTCGTATCAGTTCCACCTAAATCAAATACTCCCTCTGCATCATCAAAATCCCCCACAGTTGAATCAAACAATGTAATCGTATCTAAAGTTGCTATTTTAACATCAGAAGAATCCATACCTTTAACACAATCCCCATCAAAAGTTCCTGACCAAGCTGTTTCTTCGTTATAAGTTGCAACATCTGTATAATGTTCTAAACTTGAAATATTAGAATACACAATAGCTTCATTATCTGATTCGTTGCCAAGCTTGTCCACTGCCTTAATTAAAAAAGCTCCTGTTCTTGCATTAATGGTAACACTATTTGATTTTCTTCTTACGACTTGGGTTAAATTTGTTGATGAGTTCCAACCAGCACCACTTGTAACATCTTGATAACGAATAGCATAATAAGATACATCTAAATCTTCAACAGGAGTCCATTGTAATTGCATATGATCTGATCCAACCATAGATACTGATAATTCAGATACATCACTAGGAGTAGCTGTTGCACCAATAATGGTTCTTGTCGTTGATGTATAAGTTGAAGAAACTCCTAAAGTATTTATAGCTTTAGCTCTTACAGAATACTCTTTGCCATCAACTACATTCAACATTTCATAGTTTAATTGAGTTCCTTTACCTATAATTTTATAATCTGCTTCTGTACTTTGTTTAGCTTCTACTTGATAGTATTGAACAAATTTATCGGTACTAGCACCAACAACAATATTTAATCTTGTTAAAACTACTCCATCTGAATACTCAACTAATTCATCAGTTAATGTAATTGAAGCTGGAGCAGAAACAGAAAAGGGATTAGGAAGTGTTGTACTTGGAGTTGCAGTAGCTCCATTCTTAACTGCCCATGTATAATGAGAATCTTGATGTTCAGCTAATGATAATCCTATTGTGAAATCTTCATTAAAAGAAAAACCTATAACTCTAAAATTTTTTGCACTAAATCCTAATGAACTATGCGTAATAGCAACTATATCGCCCACAGCTAAATCATAAGCATCACCACCACAAGTAATATCTAATTTAAGAGATTCTCTTGATTTTCTACAAATCACCTCTGCCATCTCGGTAGCTTGATAAACATTAGCGATATGCTTCATGTCAAATCTTCCCTCTAAAAGAAAACCACCATCAGCAGTTTTCATTGTTGCGTGTTGGTCTGCTGAAGAATAACCACTATCATCTACTTCAGGCCATTGAGCTTCGTCAACTTGATAATTTCTATCAGGATTAACAAATGAAATAATGACACGATTATATTTATCATTTTTACTAGGACTGGATAAAGAATATCCACCTATTATATCATCTTCGGTTAAAGTAATTGATGCCGAACCTGTTGTTTCACATAATATTTTATATTTTCCACTCGTAAAAGTTAAATATCCTCTACAACTTGTTAAAAAATCTCTAACATTATCTATTACATTTTTTGAAGTATCTATCACTGCATGGCAATTCATTAAAGCAATGTTTGATCCTCCACTTACATTGGTTACATTAGCACTACAAACATCAGCAGCAGTTTGCCAATCTGCCCAATTAGAATCAAAAACACTATCAGGTAACCCTTTTCCAAATCTATCGTTTCTTAAATAATCCAATAAACACCACATAGGAATATCTGAATATTCCCAAGTTGAAGTATCTCCCTGTCTATGAGAGCCAGTTCCACCTGTAACTGAACCATCTAAATTTGCGTTATAAACTTTTTTTCCTTTTACTAAAGCTTGGATTTTTGGAATACTTTGAAAGGCATCTTGATTCCATTTAAACTTTAAAGATAAATAAGCAATACCTCTTAATCTATGGTTAGAAGTCCAATCTGAAACCTGTCCTAATAAACTGCATTGTCCTTGTGCATCTGTTCCTGTGTGTGCTTTGACTTCAATTAAGCTGGTACTATCTTTATAAAAATTTCCATCACTTGAAGCTACTGTTCTTGATGTATCATTATCTAAAGTTCCTGACCAAGTAACTTCTTTATCATCTATGTATATTTTTTGAATACTATCTATTTCTCCCTCGCATAAAACAAGTGCTATATAAAGAAATTCATTATCCGAACCACTGCCCTGCATGAATACTCTTGTTCCACCTACTTTCCTCGTTCCATAAACAATAGGAATACTTGCATCGTTAGATTGTTTGTTAAGTAGAATACCTTTTTCATGATTATCAAAATCACTATCTCCGAAATCAGGAATATCAACTTTAGGAACAACCCATGAAATAGCTTTTTTAAATATTTTAACAATACCCTTAAAAGCTTTTTTAAAAGGTTTTGTTATTTTTTTGAAAAAACCCATTACGATCTACCCCACTTAACATCTAAAACTGTTTCACTAGAAAAAGCCATACCTAAATCTCCACTAAAAAATCTTTGTTGAGAAGTATTATTTGTTTTTCTACCATTTTTCTTTTCAAAATCTGCCCAATGAGACACTATTCTTAAAGTTACACTACTCTCTTTACCTGATTCTGTGATTGAAAATGTATCTATCGTTCCATTATATAAAAGAAATGGGTCGGATATTAATGCGTTTGAATCATTTAAAAATCCACGATAAATAGTAACTGCATCATTAACTATATTTTCATTTAAACAAGTTGATATAAAAGTTTGATTTGCACCTGATAAAACTAAGTCTAAAGATTGTTTCGATACATCGGTTTCTTCTGTAAAATCAGAAATACCCATAATGAAACTTGATGATGAATAAGTAACTGAAGAACCTGATACTGATGAGGTTAAATCGAAGGAGCAATCTGTAAGATTAACAGGAGTACCAAAGCTGATAGTGATAAGATGAACAGGTCGTATCTCACTTGTTGCGAGTTCTGTCTTTATTGATGATGTTAAGCTTCTCGTCATATTTTTCGTAACTTATTCTATTAATTTTTATACTATCTAATATTTTATATTTAGCATCCTTTGTTGGTTCTTTAAATTTTCCTAAATTATTAGTGTCCATATTTATATTGTCACTATTAATTATTTCTTCAGCAATCGCATCAACATTCATCCAATACTTAACCAAATATTGTGTCATGCACTACTTTTTCTTTTTCTTTTTGCCTTTATTCTTCTTCTTCTTATTCTTTTTTTTCTTTTTTTTCTTTTTAGCCATGTTTTCTCCTTTGTTATTAAATAGCTTCTTCAACATCCATTTCAAACTTGTATAAATGACTTCCATCTTTATCTGCTCCTATTATTCCAAATTCTTGAACATCATTGTTTAAATAAACTGTAAATGCAACATCATCATAAGTTACTGCTGAATCATTTGCAATATCAGCGACTAAAGGTGGTTCAATCGTAACAGTTGCAGCATTACTTGATGAGGTTACATCACTGACTACCATATAAACTTTTGTATGACTTGCAAACTTAATAAAATCTCCAGCTTTAAATCTTCCAGCTCCATCTCCAGCAAATCCATCCATAGCAATCGTTGTATCTCCTGCTGATTGATTTCCATTAACTAAAACTGAACCTGTTTCACTACCTCTTGCATCTTCTATTTCAGGAGGAACAATCGTGAAAGTTTCTTTACCACTTCGTTGTTTAATAATAAAAGCCATAAGCTCTCCATAAACATCTGATCTATTTCCTGCAATAATGGAAATTGTAAATCCCCATCGTTGTCCATCAATTTGTCTTGCTAGTCTTTTCCCACTATCTGATGTTGATATAATAGTATTTTGAATGGACTTAATGCCCATTGTTTCAAATTTAGAATTAGATATTGGAAATGCACCACTCATTAGATTATATCTTTTGCTCCTCTCTCATTAACAGCTTCATTAATTATACTTGATATAAGTCCTCGTCTTTCAATTAATAATTCATCAAATCCAGCAGTATCAATGGCATTAATATTAAAAGTTACATGAGGAGAACCTGTACCTGTTCCTCTAGCATTTTGTGTTATTTGTCCTGATGTATTGGGAATAAACATCTCTGGGCCTCTTTCTCCAACTAAAACAGGTCTACCTTTTGATACTGATCCACCATGTTGTTTACCAAAGCCAAAGAAACCTCCTCCACCTCCTCCTCCTCCACCCATCATCATAAGGATGGCTTGAAGTGCAATTTGTTTTTTTAATGAAGAATTTTGTTCATCCATTTTTCGTTTTTTGTGATCTTCCCAAGCAGCCAAAGCTATTTGTATTGCTTTTTGAACTGCCAAAAGTGCAATTTGTTCAATCATTTTTTGAAGAATAGAAACCATAATATTTTGTGCTAAGTTTTTTAATGATTTATTCAAATCTTTTCCAAGCACTATACTTTGTGCTAAAGCTTTTGAAAAACCAGATGCTCCACTTTTTATCAGTCCAACTAATTCTGCTGAAATGCTAAATTTATCATTATTTTCTTTCAATTTCTCGCCTACTTCTTTCATTATTTTTTCAAATTTGCTAAGTTCTCTTGTTTTTTCTTTTTGTGTTTTAAGCATAGATCGTACTTTAGCATCTTCAAAATCCCAATTTTCTTTAAACTTCGTAAAATTTTTATTTATCTTTTTTTCAAGATCATCAAGAGCATCTCCTAATTCTTTATAAGCTAAAGCTGAAGCAAGAACTGAAGCCGCAACTAGACCAAGACCTACTCCTGATAAAGAAACTAATGCTCTCATTGAAGCAACGATAGGAATTAATGCTCTACCCCATCTTATAAGCATAAATCCAATTTTTAATGATATTAATACTTTGAAAGCTGTACCTAATGCTTTTGAATGATCTGCCATAAATTTAAAACCATCAGCAAGTTTTTCAACTGCAATCGCTAAACCAGTTCCAATGGTAATGGCTATCTTATCCATTGTTTCTGAATTTTTTTCTAATGATTTATTAAGGTCGCCAAATTGTGCTTTTAATTGATTAAAAAAACCAGCATCTAATAGGACTCTTTTAAAGTTAAAAACTTTATCGCCTATCATTGAGAGAGTACCACTAAATGTTTTGGCTAGTTCATCAGTTGCTCCATCAAATCTACCACCCTCTCCAAAAACTCTTTCAAAAGCTGCTATTGTTTCTTCTACTGATACTGTTGCACCAGCTTTAAAACCTAGCATATCTTTAACACCTTTATCTCTAAATAAATCGGCTGCTGATATACCAGCACTTAATGATCTTTGGATTTGTTCTGCTGTTGTTTTAAAATCTAGTCCTGTAACTGCTGCTACATTACCAGTTATCTTCATAAGGTTTGCTAGTTCATCGGCATCCTCACTAACAACTGCTAATACTCCTGAACCTCTTTGTATTTCTTCTAGTGAAAAAGGAACTTTCGATGCAAATTTTGCCATTTCATCAAAAGCTTTTGCACCCTCTTGTGCTGAACCAAATAAGAATTTTAATTGAACTTTTAGGTTTTCAATTTGCTTTCCTGTATTAACAATATTTTTAATAACAAGACCAGCACCTAAACCGATAAAAGCATTTCTTAAATTAAAAACAGAAGCTTTTAATCTACCCAAGCTTCCTTGCAAACCTTGTAGGGCTTGTTTCGACCTATCTTTTGCGACTATATCTATTTTTAATTTCTGTGTCATTTATTATCTTTTATGTTGTGCCATCCTCTCTTGACTTTTATACTCATCTTCTTCTTTTTTCAAGTAAGCTAACCATAAATTATAATGGCTTACAGG